AACTTTTTTAATCGGGGATGCCCAATTTGTAGCTTCTTCTATTGGTTCTACCCATGTTGACATATTTAGATATATCGACCTCAAAGATGACACATCAACAGTACCATAAGAAGTTTTAAATAAATCGGAAATCTCGGTGTTTATTTCTCTACCTTGTTTTAACATATTAGTTATTTTTTATAATTAAATATAAAAAATACCCGTATTTAGTTCAAGTCCTCTAGGAGGCTCCTAACCTTAATGTATGATTTTTTGGTCGCTTCCAACGCGTTAATTTCGTTCTTTACTTCCACTAGTTTAACTGAAAGATTATCGTCTTTGGATTCTTTTAGAATTGAGTTTATCTTATTTAGTGTTATTTCTTTAATGTTAGTGAATTCATTAGTTAGTGTGTCTTCAGTCATTAATAACGTATTTTTTAAGATATGTTGTTGGGTTTCTGTTAATTCTGTATTATATTCTTCTCCATATTTTTTAGATAGTATAAGTGCAAGGATTTTAGGGTTTTTTATTTTACTGGTTGGTTTATTAAGACCTACCATGCTCTCCCCCAAAAACTTTTTCGATTTACTAATTTTTTCTAAATTTACAATTGTATTATTAAAAACAATATTATCTATATTTTCGTATATTGGATTTATGTCTTTGGTGCACAGTTCTTTTCTGTCTTCTATAATCTTATTTAGGATTGGTAGTGCCTTACTTAATTTATTTCTATTTGTTTTTAAATACCCTATAGATTCATTTAAATATTCTTTAGCTTCTTCTTCTGTTTTAAAATTTTTCCTATCTATTTCATTATATAATGTAAAAAACTCTCTTATTACTTTTGAGTATTTCATCATTCCCATAATAACTGATAGGTTCTTTTTAAATGTAGTGCTGTCTTTAAATGAATTTTCTAAAATGCTATCTATGTTGTTTTTATACTGTCCGAAACTTTTCATAATATTCTTTTATAATAAATATAGTTAATCTTCCAATAATAACTCCACTTCATCATTTATAGTCTTAATATTACTTTTTGCTTTATTAACCACTTCTGTTAAGCCGTCGATGGATAAGCCTTTTTCTTCCATTAATAACGGTAATCCTTTTTCTTTATTAAAACCTTCTGCGGCTGCTACTGGTTCTGTTATATCTTCTCCTCCTCCTGGTTCTTCTGTTTCAGGACCTCCCATATCAAAATCTGAAACATCTTCACTACCACTATCTAATCCTGGTTCTTCTGATGCTGTTACATCATCCGCTCCTTCTTTCGTTGGTGGTTCTCCGTATAGTTTATCTACGGTATTAAACAATCCTGTTTTCTTAATAACGTCTTTAGTGACTTCTAACTCGCCGGATAAAGCCTTCTCAAATCTTTGTTGTTGTAAGTCTAGTTTAATTTCTTCATCACTCATCCCTAAAATAAATTTCTTTGCCCATGTCGACGATACTGGAGCTATACCATTTCCTGGGTCTCCAACAGCATCTTTATATAAAGTAATTTTAGTTTGCCATTGTTCTAATTTGAGTAGTTCTGCTTGGGTGGATGGGTTCGTTAGTCCTAGTGAAAAATTCTCTAACTCATCTTCAAACCCTAACACATATAGATGAATTATAGCTACTTTATTTAACTCTTGAATTATTGCTTTTTGAATTCTATTGATTGTTCTTGCAAATCTAATGTCTAATAATGCTAGATTTTTCCCTTCTCCGACAACTTCTTCAAAACCTAGAAATGCTTTAGGAATTCTCAAAGAAGCTAAAAGTTTTTTCTGGATATATTCTATATCCGCTATTTCACTTAAATTAGTTGCTCCAGGTAGTGTTTCTATAGGACTAGGTGCAGCCTGGTCTCTAACTGGTATAAAATAATCTTGGTCAACAGCCATTTGATTCATTCTTAAGTCTACATTACCGTTTTGTGGGTCGACAACTGGGTCTCTTTTAAATTTATTTGCTACTTTCTGGATATAAGATTCTACGTCCTTATCATCCATATTTCCAACAAACACCTTAAATACTCTTCTTTCTGGTGCTCTAGATGTTCTATATACCAACATAGCGTCTTCCGCTAATAATAATTGTTTCCATATTCTTCTTGCTTTTTCTAACATAGAAGTACCATATGGTAATCTTCTATCATCCCCTAATATCCTAAAATGAGCAATTTCCCAGGAATTAAATTTCATAGCCTTTTCTCTCCATTTAAATTCTACATTATGTGCATTTTCATCATCATTAGCCGTTTGGTTTAAATAACTGTGACCTTCACTTCTTTCTATTTCTATATTAGGTAATTGGTTACAACCGATAATACCTTTTTCTGGGTCTATTTTTAGATATACAAAATTATCTCCATACTTACAGGTGTTTCTAATCCACATAGGTAGGTTTGTTGACATATCTAGTATATTATTAAATAGGTCACCTAAAATAGATTTTATTCTACTTGACTCTGAAAATATACTAAGTATATATCCTTTTTCTGATGGTGTGGTGCATTCTTCAGCGTATATATCTAAAGCTGCTGATATTTCAGGCGTAAACTCCATAGATTCATAGTCATAGTATGAAGCTAACCTAGTAGGTTCATAATATATAGACTTAGTATATAATTCATTATCTATTTTCTGCCATTGGTTGGATAGGTATAACGATTGTTGTATTTGCAACTTTTCGTTTTCGTACTCTGACTTAGAGTCGGTTTTTAAAATGTCTTGTGTTCCTACTTTGAACTTCTGGTAGGTAGGTTCAGGCGCACTTGGACCTGCTGGGCCAAATAATTTTCCTAACCTTTGATATATTGTTAATTTTGCCATGTTGTTTAATAATAGAGATTATATTATAAATAGTAAATCATTTCTTATCGACCTTTACCAAATAACCATCCGTAGTCTTTGTACATTTGTTTAGCGTCGTTATTTTGGTTACCTGGGACACCAAATATCCCTGTATTCTGTTGTGGTCTTCTATGTTGTGGTTCAGAATCAGTATTATTGCCACTGGTTGTCCAACTCTCTAGCATCGCTTTGGTTAGATTGTCAGCTTTACTTAAGTCGGAAAAAGAGTGTTCTCCAACGTATAAAGCCATAGCTAAGGCCATAATTAAATCATCGTGTTTACCTTTCATATGGTTAGGTCTTCCATTTATATAAACAAAAGTACTCATTTCATTTAATAATCTTTTAGACCTTACCACAAATTTATGTCTTAAAGCTTCCTCAAACGCAGATACTATTTGTACTCTTTTATTGTTAAATGCAATACCGGGTATTTTATTTGCCGCATTAGGATTATATTTCCATTTGTCTGCGGTATTAACCCCTTCAACATATAAATCCTTATATCCTAATTCTTGTAGTTTACGTGACGTTGCTACACCCATACCACCAGTTATATCAGTGACTACATATGCTTTGTACATACTGCCCCATTTATATATTATATCCGCTGCCAAATCAGGTGGTATTTTTCCCAAATACTCAGCTACTTGGCACCTCTCATCAAAATCTATAATGACTATAGAAGTAAAGTCTTCCGAGTCTCCTCTACTTACATCACAACCTAAAATATATCTATGTCCTTCTACCGGTTTTTCCCATATCCACATTTGATTCCCAACAAACATTTCTTCTGGGTCTCTAATATCTTCATTCTTTATCTTTTCTATTGTTTCTGGTGATATTACATTATCCCCAGAACCTAAAAATGCACTTTCTAACTCCTGTGCCACCCTTCTTCTATCATATTTAAGTTTCTTAACCATGTCCTCAAACCAAGAAGAACATGGTTTATACCCTTTATGTTTTAAATCCGTAAATTTATTTAAATCACTTTCATGAATAAATTCATCTTCATTATAATCTTCTCTATTTAATAGAAAATGAACCATATCCTTTGTTTTAACCCAAAAAATATCTTTTGTAAATCTAGGGTCATTTTCCCAATGAAGTTCAGAAATAACAAAACTATTTAAACCTTTTATAGATTGTTCATAGATTTCATAATAAATCTTGTCGTACCCGTTTGGTGTAGAAATTACTATCACTTTACCACCAGTAGAAAGTGAAGCCATACATGCTGCCCAAAAGTCATCACCAGCTTCTATGTAGGCCGCTTCATCAAATATTAGGGTTGTCGGAGTATAACCCCTTAAAGCATCTACTGAAGTTGCAACAGCTTTAATTTCACACCCGTTATTTAATTTAAAATGTTTTTGTGAGTCTTTTTCTTTGGAGAAACCAACCTTAATCCAATCAGGCCATTGATTTAAAAACCCCCTTACTTTATTCGCAAATTCAGATGCAGTATCTAATTTGTTAGCAATTATAAGAATTTTTTCTGGTCTGGTTTTAGACGCGAATTGTAGTTTTTTTGAAACCCAAGCTGCTGTCGCTGTAGACACCCCAGCCTGACGATACTTCTTAATAATATTATCGTTGTATTCGTCAAAATTATTTAGCATCATTTTCTGTTCATGAAATAAATTAAATGGGACATACTTAGATTGTGTATTATCATACGTTTCTAAATACGATTCAATCGCATAAGTGGTGTCTTGTAGACACCTAGCATATTCGTGTATTAGCTCTTGTTGGTCCATATGCTATAAATATCGGAAAATTATTAACCTTTTACAAGTTATATAAAAAGTCTTTTTCGGCTTTTGTTAAAGACTCCATACCACTTTTATTGATTTTGTCTAGGATTGTATCCATATCTAAATCTTGGGTGGGTTCGTCTGTTGGTCTGATTGTAATGTCATCTAGTGCATCCATTGTTCCTTCAAACCCTGGAATATCATCTACTGTTGATGTTGTTTCACCACTAGCGTCCTCCCAATCTTCGTCTTTAAGTTGTGTGACTATATCGTCAATCATTTGTTTTACGGTATCTTTACCTTTTTGGGTACCGGAAAGTATTTCTTTAGCTAAAGTTAAGAATTCTTCGGCTTCTAGTTTTACAAATTTATAATAAAAATAATTCTTAATTCTTTTCTGTTCGTCAATATCAAAGAAATTATCTGGGTATACCTCAAGAAACTTCTCCCAAATTATAGGCCCTAATCTTAGGTCCCACACTTCTGCTGGTAGGGTATCCTCCATTCCAATCACTTCTTCTGCCATATCTGGGTCTGATGGTAGTCCATGAGCAGAAACATATTCCATAATACCTTTATACAATTCATGAACTAAAATAGGAAACATTAATCCTTTTGCTTTAATCGTTGGGGGGTCTGTTTTTAAATCTAGTTCTTCTTTACCAGCCATTGCTTGTTCGGCTCCACCACCACCAATCATACCTTCCATATCCGGCATAACCCAATAAAGTAAATCATTAACTGACATTACTATAGAGTATAACCCCACTAAATCTGGGTCAATTTCATCTAATTTTTCTCGAATTAAATGATACATATAATGAGCTTTCTTTGGA